TAGGATTTGAAGAAGTTGTTGGTGATGGTAAAAATTTATCATTACAAGATATCCGTTTTGCTCGTACAATCAACAGAATTCAAAAGAGTATGATTGCCGAGTTAAACAAGATTGCAATTGTTCACTTATTCTTATTAGGATTTGAGGACGAATTACAAAACTTTACATTAGGACTTACAAACCCATCAACACAGGCTGATTTATTAAAAATTGACGTATGGAAAGAAAAAGTATTATTGTATAAAGATTTGGTTGCCGACCCAGGAAACGGTATTCAACCTACATCATCAACATGGGCTAAGAAACATATCTTTGGCTGGTCTGATGAAGAAATCAGATTGGATTTACAACAACAAAGAATTGAAAGAGCTGTTGGTGAAGAACTTAAAGCCACTCCTACAGTTATTACCAAAACAGGTTTATTTGACAATATTGATAAGTTATACGGTAATTCTTCAGGTGGTACCGCAACTGCTGCGGCAACTACAGGGGGTGAAGAAATGGGTGCAACTCCATCATTTGGAGGTGGTGGTTTTGAAACTGCGGAACCAACAGGAGGTGAAGAAGCCGCTCCACCAGCGGAAGAAGCACCACCAGCAGGAGGTGAAGTAACTCCCGAATCTAAAAAAGAAAAAATGAATATTCTTTTAGAAAATAATTTTGCACAAAAATCAAGATTTTTAAATTTGAATCAAGGTCAAGATTCTTTAGGAGAAATTTCAAAAGAATTAGATAAGTTGTTAAACTCGTAATATTTATATTGAAAACAGACAAAATGACTTTCGGACAAATTAAATCCATAATTGAAAACAATTTATTAGAATCCTACAAGAATGAACAGGAGTTTAAAAAATCGTTAAGAGAATTCAAACACAATGTTTTGAGTAATAAAAACATGTCAAAACTTTATTCTTTGTACGACCAATTAACAACACCTCAAGGATTAAACGAATCTGACGCAAAAGATTTCTTAGAAGAGGGTATCACTCTAATTCAAAAATTGGTACCAACAATTAAAACGCCAAAAACATTATCTGAGAATGTTTCAAACAAATATTCAGATATTGATTCTTTAGTTTATACAAATAAATTAGATTTAATGGAAAGAGTTCAATCAAAGAAAAACTTGATTAAAACTTTGGTTTCGAAAAAACCTGAAATGGTAAAAGAATCGATTAATATTCCTTTGAAATCTATGGTTAGTATTGCAAACCAAACAATGAATGGATATCTTGAAAATCTTGACGAAACATCTAAGAAAGAGTTTATACAATTAATGTCTGAGGACACTTCATCTCTTAAAGAAAAATTTGAAACTTTACGTGAAAGTACTATTGGTAAATTAAATACTCTATTAGAAAACGAACACGAGTTTGAAATCCAAACAAAATTGTCTGAAACGATTGATAGATTGAAAGTTGAAAAATTTGACCAACTTAATTTTCTTAAGTTGAAAAACTTAGAAGAATCAATCTAATTTAGATTTCAACTTTTGAATGTAAGACGCCTTCAATTTTTGTTGTCTTTTTTCCACCGATTTTTTAACAAATTCTTTTTTACCAAACAAGATTTGATTTTGTTTAGTTTTAATTACTTTTGACTTTAATGTCTTTAGGGCTTTTTCTATCCCGTCTTTTTTTACATCTACTTTTAGCATATAATACAAATATCTTAAATTTTTTGAAAGTTTTTGACAATAGGGTTATTTTTTGTTATTTTTTTACAAACAAATAAACATTGACAATATGAAACTTAATGAAAAAAGGAAAAAGTGTAAAGTTAAATCTCTACAACCCAATTAAATCTGTGTACGGTACTGTAGATTCTAAAAATTTAAAATCTCTTTACATAAACATACAATCATGGGTAACCCCCAAATTTGAACACGACAATTGGAACAGAGTTGTTTGTAACCTAAGCCGAGACATTAAACATTCGGTATTCAATTCAATAAACCACGAATTATTTAAAGAACAAAGTATAGTAGATTTAGACCTCAGAACAAGTGGAATATCACACGGAAAAAAATCCTTTCTAAATTTAGAGGTTAATTTATATACCAACAGTGAAATAGATTTTAAATCCGCCGAAGTGAAAGATTCGGTTAAAAAAATTATCAAAAACATATTCAAAGAGAATGTCATACAAAACAAATACTTTGAATTTTCACCATCAAAAAACGATTAATCTTAAAAAGATAGGTGTAGTGTATATTTATCTTAAAAAGAATTCATGAAACAATTAAGAATATTAGAAGCAAGTGAAGTAGGTCATGGAATATTGGTTGAAACAGATGCAGGTTGGATATCACCAAAAGATGTTCGTAACGCCGAGATGTTAAGAGAAGCAAAAGAGTTAGACTACAGAAACCCTTTTGAATTTTATGCGGTATTACAAAAATACGATACTCCAAATAGAAATGGAAGATTTTATCCTGAAAGAATCTTGAAGAGAGAAGCCGAGAACTATAAAAAGGCAATTGATAAAGGTTTATCGACTTCAGAACTTAATCACCCTGAATCGTCTTTAATTGACTTGGATAGGGTATCACACATCATCACTGATATATGGTGGGATAAAAATATCTTGATGGGTAAACTTAAATTGTTAACATCACCAGGGTTTCATGAAAGAGGTATTGTTTCCACTAAAGGAGACCAAGCAGCTAACTTGATGAGACAAGGTGTTACCATGGGAGTTTCTTCAAGAGGAGTAGGTTCTTTGAAGAAGGTTGGGGAAAGAAACGAAGTACAAGATGATTTTGAATTAATCTGTTTTGACTTGGTATCATCACCATCTACACCAGGAGCTTATTTATTCAGCAATCCTAATGATAGAGACAAGTACGAAGAAAATTTGGAAGAAGAAAAAAAATATAAATCACCTGAAAATTCGGAATTCCAATCTAAAGGAGTTGACTTAATGAGAAAATTAACCGATTATTTGGGAAAATAATAAATTATGGACGAAAAATATTTTGTAGCAAAAATTCAGTATGACTTACCTGATGAGAATACTGGTAAAATCAAAAAAATCAGAGAAGAGAAATTAGTTAAAGGTTTTTCAGTAACAGATGTTGAAGCAAAGGTTACAGAGAAGTACCAAGGTTTTACAAATGATTGGAGAATTACTTCAGTATCAGAAAGTAAAATTGATGAGGTAATCGAATAATTAGATTTTAAACAAATTAAATTAAAGTGGTCATAATTGACCACTTTTTTTATGCTCTAAACTTTTTATATAAAATAAAATTAAGATTGTGTTACCTCAAAAGTGAATTTTTTATTATTTGACACTATTTATATTGTAAAAATAATAGATTTTCATGAAAGAAAACAAATCTTTAGTTCAAGAGGCTCTTATTCAAATGAAACAAGTTGAAGAAGCTATAGCCGAAAATGCAAAAGGAATACTTGCTTCTACTATGAAGGAAGAAATCAACCAATTAGTAAAAGAATCTCTTTCCGAACAGGATGACGAAGATGAGATTGAATTAGATGCAGACGTTGATACGGATGCTGATAACGATGAAATGGAAATGGATATCGATACTGATATGGACATGGACTCTGACGAAGAGGATATGGATATGGATGTTGACATGGATATGGACATGGATTCAGAAGAAAGTCCAATAGATTTAACTGACGCTTCTGACGAGGAAATCTTGAAAGTATTCAAAGCAATGGGTGAAGATGACGGAATCATCGTGAAAAAAGACGGTGAGAATGTTCATTTAACTGACGATGATGCTGACGTAGAATATCTTGTTAAGCTTGGTGAGTCTCAATTAGACGAAATGCAAGATGATATGAATTACGACGAACAAGACGAATCAGTTGATGATGTTATTAATGCGATTTTCTCTGACAATGGTGATGTATCTGACGTTGACTCATCAGATGTTGAAGATTTTGATGACGAAGAAGTTGTTTACGAAATCACATTGGATGAGGATGACGAAATGATGGAAGATGACTCTGAAATGATGGAAGATGACTCTGAAATGATGGAAGATGACTCTGAAATGATGGAAGATGATGACATGGACGATTTAACAAATGAAACTTACAAACCTAAAGGTGTTGGAATGGGCTCAGGTCCTAAATTTTCTTACAAAGATAAAGCTAAAGGCGGATTTGATGAAAAGAAAAAACAAGGTCCTAAATCAGTTGGTACTGGTAAAGCAAAATTCGAATACAAGAAAGGTGAAAATATGGAAGGAAAATCCAAAGTTGTTAAAGCAGAAACTAAAGAAGGTGACTACGGAATGAATAAGGGTGATAAATCTAAAACCATGAAAGGTAAAGAAGATTACACCACTAAAAAAGGTATGACAAATTCTAAGGGAGAAAAGGCGTTTGAAAAAACAGAAACTAAAGAAGCTGCTAGAACATACGGTATGGGTTCCAAAGAAGGTAGAGGATTAAGAAAAGGTATCACTAATAACAGAAATTACAATTACGGTAATAGTGGTGTTAAAGTTGAATCTACTCAAGAAGAAGTTAGAATGTTGAGAGAAAAGAATGAAGA